AAATCCATCAACTATTGTATCTTTATCAGTTTTAAAATTAAACCTTGATGGTTTAAGTGTTTTTAATCTTGTTATTCCATCAGATATTGCAGTTACATTTTCTTTTAACCTGTAGTCAGAAGAAGTATTGTAAGCGGTTGAACTACTTGAGGTTGTAATTGAGCCAACAGCAGTATTATTATGATGATAAAATTCAGCAATATAATTATTAGAAGAGAACGATTCAACAGTTAAAGGAACGTTAGTTGAGGGAGGTTGATTAATTCCTATTCTAGATGTGGCATTAAAATTCCCAGTTACAGTTGATCCTGAACTTGTTGTCTCAAAACGCTTTGTGTTGTCGTGATAGAGATTTACTGATCCGTTTGGGGTACATTCGATTGAATTTTCCCCAGCTTTCGGTCTTATAAGAATTTTATTAACATCATTAGCAGAATCATTTTGTATGTACAAATCACCTGTATTATTTAAAAATACTGAATTGCTTGTATCGTGATAAACCTGTATATCATTACTAGAACCAAGACGAAGCTGACCATTGTCTCCAAGTTCTATATTTGTTGATGCTAATGTCCCTGTAACGGTAGCTCCAGCACTTGTTGTCTCAAATTTTTTAACGTTATCGTGATATGCTTCAACTGCTCCGTTAGCTAAAACTCTTAATCCGTTTTCATTACCTTGTACAAATAGCTGTATATTTCCATTGCTTGTTAAACTACCATCAGCATTTATTCTTAAATCAAAATCATCAGAAACAGGGGTTTTTAAATCAATAAATGCACCTGTAGATCCACCAATTTCAAGAGTACCTAAACCATTAGTAGATGTAAAATTAGCACTTAAATTACCACTTGCCTGCTCTATAGTTATATCATCTGCTGTTACTCTCCCTGTAACATCTATTCCAGCACTTGTAGTTTCAAACTTTTTACTGTTGTCGTGATATAGCTCAACTTGAGCATTAGCAAAAAACTTAGCAGAGTTTTCTGTATTGTTTGTTCTTATTAAAATAGCACCAGTAACATTATCAATATAAGAGTTTGCTCCATCGTGATACAGTTTTAAATCCGCGCCTGTACCAAACCTAATTGATTGATTATCAGCGAGGGTAACATTAGTAGCTAGATCCGTTCCAACAATCGTTCCATCGACAATCTTTGCACTTGTTACTGTATTGTCTCCTGGAGTTCCAATCGCAATCGTAGCTCCCATATTAATAATGAAATATGTAGCACCACTAGGAGGAGCAGAGTCAAAGATAATATCAGTACCACTTACAACATATCCATCTGTCATATCTCCCTGACCAGATCCATCATTAGGCTGTTGCATTACACCATTAATTGAGACTCGTAAGATCTCAGCATTTGTAGGAGTTACTGCTGTACTTGTACCCTTTGTCACCAACTTAAATCTATAAGCAGAACCATTAAATGTTGCAGAACCTCCACCAGTTCCAGAGGATGATGCAATGTCTAATAAATCTGCTGTTCCTGTAGCACTTGTAGATCCTCCAATTTCACCCCAAGCACTTCCGTCATAACCTTCAAATTCAGATGTTTGACTATTGAATCTAAACATACCAGCAGAAGGAGATCCTGGTCTTTGTGCAGTCGTTCCAGCTGCTATATCAATAGCTCCTGTTCCTGTCATTAAAATATTTCCACTAACAGTAAGACTAGATAACAAAGTACCTGTAGCTGTTGCTGAGTTAGTCTGAATACCGTTACCCATTAAAGCGTGGTTTGTACACGCATAATGAATAATCATTGGAGTATTATCAGCTATTACTATTTGTGTATAAGCTCCGCTAGATCCAGCAGTTCCATTTGTAGTTACATTCGTTGTATAAGCAGTAGATTTATCAGATTCAAGATAAAAACGAAGAGGATGCCCACTATTACTATTATCTGATTGGTCAAATTTATAGGTTCTACCAGGTGTAAGAGTTAAAAATGGTGCTTCTTTTCCATTTATTAAATATCCATTACCAGATCCACTTCCGTTATATCTATGGGCTGCTGTTTTACTTGCAACAGTAACAGTAAATGTTTTTACAGATCCAGTATAAGTAGCGTGTAGAGAAGCAAATCCTCTTATATTTCCGTCATCCGTAAGAGTGAGACTACCTGTGAAATTAGGACTAGCACTTTGACCAGGTTGAATCCAAGATAATACACCACTTCCATCACTAGCTAAAACATATCCACTAACACTTGCATCTGAAGAAGGTAAAGTCCAAATAACATTTGAAGAAACGGTAGCTGGAGATTTAAAACCTACATAATTTGATGAATCATTATCTAAATATCTAAATTCTTTTTGATTAGAAACAGAAAGATGTTCACTACTTGTCCATGAATCAGTAGCATTTAACCAATTAAAAGTTTTATCTGAAGCACCTTTTAAGGTAAGACCTCCTCCATCAGCAGTCGTATCGCTAGGTGTTGAGACTTTTCCGATAGTAATATTTTTATCTTCGACATCAAGATTCGTAGTATTTATAGTTGTAGTCGTACCACCTACTGTTAAATCACCAGGAATATTAACAAGACCAGCAGAGCTGATAGACATTCTGCCTACTCCAGCAGTACTAAAAGTTAAGGTATCTGATCCACCGCTTATTCCTGAATTTGTATCAGAGTTAAAACTAAACGAGGGAGCAGAAGCCGATCCATCAGGTGCTTTACTTAATAAATTCGCATAAGTTATTTTTCTATTAGCACCAGAGCCACTTAAACTGACATCAATAATAGGTAAAGTATCTGTACTGGCAGGAGCAGTAAGTTCTGAAAATTCTGATATTTTACGATTAGTCATAATTAAAATTTAATTACATACATAAGAGCTACGTTAGTCGGTCTGTTTTCTGCACCACCACCACTACTTGAAACAGTATGAGTGTGTGCTCCGCTAAAGTCTAACGCTGAAGCAGAACCAGAACCACCAGACGGTGCACCTACAGCAGCTTGAGTTGTGCCCTTAGAAAACACACCTGTTGCTGTTCCTGGATTTTGAGCTAATGTTGCTGATAAAACAGATACACTACCAGTTAAATTATGAGAATCTGTTGTATGAGTATGGTTTTTATTTTGGTCTGTTTGT